CCATCATCCACCACAATGTACTCAACAGGAGCACTAGGTGCATCAGGGATATATCCAATATTTTGGCCCTCTGCAATAAAATTGCGGGGTACCAAATAAATTCCATTTTGATTTTCCTTAAAATTTGATGAATAATCACTTTCATCAAAAGTTACTTTACAATAAGATGTTTGCTTCAAAAGAAGCGAATTTGGACGATTTATTTGTAAATTTTTTGAAACGGAGTTTTACTCAATCACGAATCCGTTAAAATAGCGATTGAGGGAGTTTAATTTTATAGACTTCAGTGTCTCACCAATTGACCAGCGACTGAATTAAGCCAAACTTCAGAGCCTAATTCATGAAGATCTAAATCAACAGAACGGTGGGAATTGAGTTTATTAATACCAGGACGTTTAATATCATAACATCGCAACCAGGTAAATAAATCTTTTGCCTTAATACTATAACCTAAAGCTTGTAATTTATTAACGTAATTAACAAAACATTGTCGAATACGTGTAAAAATCTCACGATTATAATTTGAAGCTTCAAGTAAACAAGCATTAAAGCGCTGCATTTGATCAACCATGTTACTCGGATCAGACTCACTCCAGCGAGGAATCTCTAAGAGATTCTTCAAAGGAAGTGGAGCCCATACCTCGCCATCACATTTAACAAAACTTCGTTTCAAAAAAGTCATTTCATTAATTCCAAGCTGCCCCTGAATTTCATTTGATTTCTGAGCATCAGTATACTCCATACCATAATATCTAAAAAACATTGTGGCATCGCGCATACCGAATTGCAAAGATCGACGAAACAATACTAGATTGTCATCACCATAAATCCATAATTGTAAATATTTACTAAAATACGATAGATCATGTCCAACATGTTTTAAGTAAAATATACGCATAAGTATCATAAAAGCAATGCAATTTATTATAGTAGTCAATACATTTCCGGAGGGATTACCACCAAAAATAACAAACACAAATTCAAGGATAGCATGATAGGAATGAAAAAGAGTTCTCATAAGAACTAACCGAATCAAATTCTCTTCTTCTGAACCACTATACCATTCATTAATAATTTCACAAATCCATGTTGCCAACTGTTGCCAAATAGTTGAATCATAATTTGCAAAGTCGCCAGCCCAACCTCTAGAACCATTACGGATTAAACGCTGTAACCGTATACCCCAGTCTACACTATTAGGATCAATCCCAATAGCACATTCACCGTGCATATAGCTACCATGTATAAAATCAATAAAAGCTCCAAAGTATTTGCGCATAACAACAGTCAAATCCAACGGAGATATTTGAAAAATTCGAGTTTTACCTAAATCAACTTTTTCAATCGGACGCGTCTCATCCTTCAGTGTATCACAAAATATTGTTTGCTTAATGCAACCTTTAACAGCTTGCGCTATACGATCAGTTACATTATCAGCTACAAACTTACTCATAGTAAGTTTGGAGTTAACAATTGGTAACCAATATTTTTTTCCATTTGCATTAGCAAGAACATAAGGATAACCTGAAGAAGTAGACGTATCAATTGGTTTCACATTTCCACTACCATTAAGGGCTAATTCATCAGACCAAACAACACGTCTTTCCTTTGGGTAAGATATCCAACTATCAAAACTATCAACACAACTGTTAACAACTTCTTTATGAATATCCTCTTCCAAAAGACGAACATGAGTTTGATACTTCTTTAAAGCTAAAGAAATAGGTTGAATACGTTCACCATCACTAGTAAACGGTCTCAAGTGTGCAGGCTTTGTAATAGCTTCTTGAAAATCCTGTTCCATAAATTCATATACAACAGATTTTTTAATACCACTTTTACGAGCTAAAGGAACATACCCTTTATAGGTTTTTCCTTCAATACACACATCTTTCAACTTACCTTCTATAGCTAAACCACAACCATCAGCCACACTACGTTCAATTTCATTTAGGTCAACTCGACTTTCATCAATTAATTCACCACATTGCGTCACAATAATACGTTCATGATGTTGATTAAAATATTTTATAGCTTTTTCCACATCTTCAAAAAAGACAGGGCAAGCTACACCTTCATTAGTATTCGAAGAACCAGCCACATGCATACCAAGAATCTTACGACAACCAGATATCGCAGATGTTGTCATCAACAACATACCGCAATCACCCTTTATAGTAACATTACCTGAATACACATAATGATCAATACCTTCAAATTCCAAATTATCAAGTTCATTTCCATCTAAATCAACAGCAGATCCACTATCATAAGCAACAGTTTCCATATCAGTATTCAAAACCGGTAAAATAGTAGGTCTTAAATCTAATTTACCATTAATAGAACTTGCACGAATTCCATATAAGTAACAACCAGATAAATTAATTTCATCATTGTCACAAACAAAAAATCGTGAAGTATCTTTAAAAGATGACATTTTTGGAACCTGAAAAAATGTCACATCATTAGATCCCAAAAACCATTCAATTGTATCAACTTGACATTTTATAGTAGTAGTATTAGGCATCAAAAATTCAAAATAAGCTTCATCATAGTCGATATTTTTTAAAATCTGAACAAAACGAAGATAATAATGTTTAGGAGTCATAAATACATTACCTGCAACAGCAACACAATTTGCAACTTGAGGGTTACAAATGTTTTGACCGTCACGAACAACATATAATGACATTCGAACAAAATTATTTCTCATAATATTTTCAACAGCTACATTTTGTTCATCATAACCTTGTGTAGTCAATTTTTGTTTTCCAAATTTACGATGAATCCTAGCTGGTTTATAATTCTTCTGAAATTCACCCGATTGAGTATTACCTCGTTTTCGGGGACGTCCAGAAATTTTACCACCAGTTAACTTATCGATAGCTAATGTACCAAAATATCCTATAGCATAAGACATCAAAGTAACACCAACACCGATTAATACCAAAGGACCATATTCTTTAATTGTTTGTTGACAAATCTGAAATGTAGTACTAAATTTTTGTTTGGCTTCACGATAAAACTTATGAAACCATTTTTCTGTGTTCAACTCACGGCGTAAATAATCACGAGGATCTTCTTTAAAAAAGAAATTCTCAAG